ATATCTTAGAGTCACAAGTAGCCTCTGGTTTTATCTATAAAGAGAATGCGCTCGTTAATCCTAAAGACGTCTTTATGTCCGGTCAGGGTAAGGGCATAGCGCTTAAAGATGAGGCGCAGATCACCGACGTTCAGCAGATCGTAGCCCCCCAAATACCGCCATCGATGATGCAGCTTTCTGAGCTTTTGGGCAAAGAAATTCAAGAGATATCTGGCGTGAACGAGGAGCTCCTAGGTAGCAGTGAAAATGAGACTACAGCTGGTATTTTAAGCGCTTTGCGTCAAGGTGCTGGCCTCACGACATTACAGTCACTGTTTGATCAGCTTGACCGTTCTCAGAAGCTTTTAGGTTCTTTGATGCTTGATGTTATTCAGTCTAACTTTACGCCTGGTAAGGTGCAGAAGATCCTTGAGGGTGAGCAGCCTACGCCGCAGTTCTACAATAAGGCGTTTGGTAAGTACGATGCTGTTGTTGATGAAGGATTTAATACCACTACGCAGAAGCAGATGCATTTTGCTCAGCTCTTACAGATGCGTGAGATTGGCTTGCCTATACCTGACGAAGCGCTTATTGAGGCGGCAACGATTCAGGATAAGAAGAAGCTTATTGAGATGATGCAACAAATCAAACAACAGGCTGCTCAGGCGCAAGAAATGCAGCAACAGGTGCAAATGCAAGAGATACAAGCGCGTACTGACCTAGCGCGTTCTCGTGCGGTTGCTGACCAAGGTTTGGGGCTTGAACGCCTATCGCGTATTGAAGAGAATAAAGCGATGGCTGTTGAGCGTACCGCCGCAGCACACCGTGATGAGGACACAGCCTTATTGAACTTGATTAAGGCGCTTAAAGAAATAGATGGTATGGACCTTGAGCACATTGAGCGTATGGTTACGTTAGCGCATACTATTCAGGATAAAGTTACAGGAGAGACTAATGAAGAAGTCAAAGGTAAACCAGCGCGCGCTGGAGAAACAGTTTCTTAAGGGCGAACGTGAAGAAGAGAAGCACGAGGTACTTGAGAAGAAGTACATTAAGTCGCTTAAGAAACCCAAAAAGAACAAATAGCCCGAAACGCGTAGTTAGAGGCTTTTATTAACCTTGCAGCTGAGCTGCGTTTTCTACGAAAGGCCTTCAATGGCAAAGCATTACGATAGTGAGAAGAGTCATTACGGTCATGAGATGGGTGGCAAGGGTCAGCACGCCAACCTTCCAACCGAGCCTATGTTTAAGAACTGGGAAAATGAGCATGACTATATGGGTGATCATCTTGATGATGGTATGACCGGTATTGATCGTCAAATGGGTGAGGATGCAAGCAAGCGCAATAAGCACACCTCGCCTAAAAAGGTCTAATCATGCCTGCGATGCCCCGTTGTGATAAAAAAGCTGAGAAGATAGCCTTTGATATTTTGGGCACACCGCCTAATATGCGTGAAGGTAAGAACAATCAGCGCAAAACTAAGCAAACGGACATTAAGGGTCGTTTAGACTTTGAAGAGACAACTAACTTACGTTGAGCTCCAAACCAAACAAAGGGGGCTTGTAGTCTACCTGTCCCCTTTGTAGGAATATCATGGCTAAAAAAGATGAGAAGAAGCCGGTTAAGCCTACGTGTGGTAAGCCGGTGATTAAGTTCTAGGAACCTTATGCCTTTAGTTAAATCTAAGTCTAAAAAAGCGGTTGGTGAGAACATCAAGCGCGAAGAAGAGGCGGGCAAGCCACGCAAGCAAGCTATAGCCATAGCTCTTGATGTTAAGCGCCGAGCTGGTGGTAAGAAGAGAAAGCCCAAGAAAAAGTAGCTCCCATCTCAAAACCCCGGGGCGTTTCTTAGGGGCTACGCCTCGGGGTTATATAAAAGGATATAATGAAACCAAAGAAGACTACCGTTGGCAAACTAGCCACGGATTTAAAACAAAAAACCCTTGAGGAACGGTCCGTTGTAGAACTTGAGCGGGCTATGCATAAAGATTACATTGATGAGCTTCTCAAAACGCACGCTGAGGCGAAGAAGACGATGTTCGGTGACTTTTTCATTACGGTCCTGACCAAAAAGGAGCGTCTTTTAGATAATGTCCTGCGTAATTACTTCTTCGCACGTGAGTCATGCCCAACACCTGACTACGACCAGTCGGTGTATCACTATAAGAAAGCAGATGATCGCATAGAGTTCCTTTGGGTGATCCCATCGAAGGATACTTGTATGCTTTTATTGGATTACCGGCCTATGATAGCACCTGCTGAGTACGAATTACTCACATTTGTGTTAAAATTTGCTGATGGCACGCTGGGTGCTTTAGCGAAGAAGCTGAACGGCGAGGCTGTAGATTCCCCACTTTTAGTGCATTAGGAGAGACATGACCGATAAAGTACGTAATAAGCCGGCAACGGCAGATATTATGGGCGGGCCCGTGGAGATGCCGCCATTGCCTGAAGAAGTAGCGCAAGATAATGCCGTAGAAACCGAGGCAAATGCCACTATTCCTGAAAAACAACCACAAACGGTTGAAAGTACCCCTGAAAAACAACCAGAAGTGCTAGAACAGCCTAAACCTGACTTTATTGAGAACGCTAAGGAGCGTAATCTACGAGCATTACGTGAGAAGTCTGAACGCATTGAAAGGGAACGTGATGAAGCTATGCGCCGTGTGCAGGAGTTGGAATCTAAGCAGACCATGCAGCAACCTATTGAAGAAGACCTCTCCATTAATCTTCGTGACGACGATCTTGCCGAGGGTAAGCATTTATCTAAAGTTGAACGCCAGATTAAACGGCTTGAAGGTCAGCTTAAAGCGTATCAGACTCAAACCGCACAGCTTACCATTGAGACCAGAATCAAGACGGAATATCCTGACTTTGATCGTGTCGTTTCCGCCGAGAATGTTAAGGAGCTTTCCGCTCAGTATCCTGAGCTTGCATCCGCTCTCAATTCTACCCCTGATCTTTACGCTAAAGCTGTTTCAGCCTATACCATGATCAAGAAGCTTAACCTAGTCCCCGACGAACAAGCTACCCTTGATCGCATCCAGGTTGCCAAGAATGCCGCTAAGCCTCGCCCCTTACAATCCATATCCCCTCAGCAAGGTTCAGGAGCCCTTGAGCATGCTAATGCGTTTGCTAATGGTTTAACACCTGCTCTTAAAGATCAACTGTGGAAAGAGATGCAAGAGAGTATGAAGGGCTAGAATGTATCCAACTTCAGATACATGGATATTCTTTTTTGGGTTGGCCTCATTTATATCGCTTGGGCTAGCACTGATCTTTTCTAATGAGTCCAATGTGGCGTATTATATCTTTTCATGCATCGCGGTGTTTTTAATTGTCCTCATACTTGGATCGGTGTGGTAATGTCAATGTGGTTTTATGGTATAGCTATTGTAGTGACAGCAGGTGCTGTACTCTATGTGATTCTGTCCGACAAACAAGATTAAGGTTGTACCCATTGCTGGGTATTATAGACTGGGCTATCGTTGCACAGTTTCTCCTTTTTCTGTTTGTGACGACTCTATTGGCTTGGTGTGGTTCCTTCTGGTTTCATGCCACACCGAGCCCTCATCCTTGACCCCCTTCTCTTTTAAGAATAGTTTATTGATGGACGTATGGGCCTTCGTCCCCCCAAAGTGACCACGTTCCACTATAAGAACCATCGGTGTAACGAGCCTCACCAACTCGAATCTAGGCGTACAAAGGATCTCGCCACCCTCACAAAACATATATCTTCCTATTTCTAGGAAAACTATGGCTATAACAACTACGAGCCTATTGCCGGCGCCCGTTCAACAGAGTTTTTCTTACAAACTCTTAAGCGTACCAGTGCCGAATATGATCCACAAGATCCCAGCGGTGAAGAAGCAAATGCCACGCAATGGTGGTACAACGCTTCGTATGCGCCGCTATAATCCATTGACTACCGCTATGGTTCCATTGGGAAACACCGGTGTAACGCCACCTGCACAAACACTTACTGCAGTGGATATTGATGCCAAATTGTCTTTTTATGGCACTTATATTTTGCTTAATGAGCAGGTTACACTGCAAGCACAAGACCCTAAAATGCATGGGGTCATTAAATCCCGAGTGATTGACTTGGAAGCCGTAGTAGTTGCCTAACTAACCGGTGACAGGGCGGAAAGATTATTTTTCATATGAAAAAGTCTACCGTGAACGACTAAGTCTTGGGACTCTCCTTAGCGAGAGATGCGATAGTCTGAACTCCAGCGGAAACCTGGAGAGGATGGGCCGAAGAGCCTGTCCCGCCTAGAAATAGGTCATAAAAGTAACAGAATATGGTGCTTAATGAAGCCGCCAAGCGCTTAGGTGTATCGTTGCGTCAAACAGAAGATCAGTTGACGCGTGATATGTTGGCAGCAACTGCCGGCTTTATCAACTGCGTTGCCGGTGTAAACGGCGACAACCCAACTGAAATCACACGTCCCGATGTTGACACCGTGGTGCGCGCATTGCTCAATGCTAATGCATATACCATCTTGGACAACATCGAGGGTGAGGACAAGTTCGGTACAGCTCCTGTGCGCGATGCGTACTTTGCCATGTGTTCAACACAATTGACGGGCAATCTTGATGGTGTAAACGGATTTATTCATAAGAATCAATACCCATCACCTATGAATGCTTTGCGTTCTGAGTGGGGTTCGATTGGTAATTTACGCTTCTTGGTATCGTCAATTGGTAGCTTTACACCGCTCTCATCCAATGCTGGTGCCGATGTGTATAGCATCTTCGTCACTGGTATGGAAGCGTATGCCACCATTGAGCAAGACGGCTATTCAGCACAGTTCATCTACCGTCCACCACTATTTGATGGACCATTAGCAATGAACGTCTCGTGTTCTTACAAGTTCGCCGAGGTACCTCGCATTCTTAACGACTTGTGGGTTATCAACCTTCGCGCAACCTTAATTTAAGAAAGGAGTAACTCATGGATAACACTATCATTCAACAGGGTTCTTTTGTATCCACCGGCGCTAGCCAGACCATTATCTTACGTTCTGATGTCGACTGGATGAGAACCATGAACATTACAACGACTGGTAATGCTACACAATGGGACTCAGTTTCTCATTACTGGCAGAGAGGTATGCCCGTTGGCCAAAGCATAATCGAGTATCATGCTGCTGCTACACAGGCATTATCGTTGACAACATCTATCGCTGGTTTTAATACCATAACTAATCGTCCGGCATTTTACCCTGTCGATAGCTCTGCAAGTCTTTTAGGTGCACCTATTGCAGTAACCGGTGGTTCAAACATCACCGCTCCTGTGTACACAACCGGCGCAACAAACGGCTTGGTAGCTGGTAACATTGTACGCCTGTATGGTACGGCCCAAACCAATATTAATGGTTTAGACTTTACGGTAGGTGCTGTCACGGCTAACACAAGCTTTGCCTTGGCTAATACACTTGCCACTGCACCTGGTGTCATTGCTGGCGGTGCTGGCTTCTGGAGATTCGTTGCTCCAGACGTCGCTACCTACAAACTGTTCTATCCTAGTAAGCGTGTAATCGCTAACATCACACAAGCATCTTCCGCTGTTGTGACAACGTTGGTTGATCATAGCTATCAAGTGGGCATGACTGTTCGTATGAATGTTCCTGCTGTTTGTGGCATGCTAGAAATGAATGGCTTGTTGGGTACCATTA